CATTGTCTGTTGTACCAACACGCAATTCTGTTTCCAGCAAACGTGTAGCAACGAACATCAATGAAGGAGGAACAATCAACTTCTTAGGCTTAGCAGCGATCAACAGACCACGCTCATCAGTCCAAGCAGCGATCTGAATCACAGCGTTTTCCAACGATGTTTCATTCAAGTCAGCGCCTGTTGAAGGACGATTGCTGTTAGTACCACCAGAAACCAAGGGGTGAGCAGTAGAGCAAAGCACCACGCCGTCGCCATATGTTGGGCCGCCAGTGAAGGCGTTGTTCAACACATAGGCAGCTTTAACTTGCTTGGTGTAAGCCATACCACGGGCCAAAGCCTTGGTATAACGTGAGGACAAGCTGTCATACAAGTTATCTTCCACAGCTTCCTCAGTGATGGAGAAGCCCATCGCAATGGTTTCGTGGGTGTAACGTGCAGTCCATGCTTCCTGTGCATTGTCATAAGAGATGGCAGAGCCCTCGTTTTTGACAGGTGCAGCAGAGAAACCAGACAGCTTGGTCTCTTCTTCAAAGCTACGCTCAGATGACTCTGTTTCGTAGATCTCTTTGTGCTCTTCGCCGTATTTAGCGTACTCCAGACCAAACAATGCGTTCAGACCGGGGAGCAACTCTTTCAATAGTTGTGCGCGTGAAATAGCCATGGTGAGTTACTCCTTAGATACCAGTGGTATTGTTGTACTGGTTCGTGTTGAACTTAACGAGAAACTCGTAATAAGTCGTAGCAGCCACAGAAGGGTTGCCAGTCGCGGTGTCAACCACAACATCAATCACACGAACGGGAAGGGTATTGGTGGTGTTAGCGGAAGAACCGTCAATACCATAATACGAGTCACCAGTGGTAGTAGAACCAACGTTGGCAACCAAAGCTACGTTAGAACCAACGATCGCACGGCTATAAGCTGTGGGAGCGGTAGAACCAGCAACAGTGGCGCAAACCTTGAAGGCTGCCATAGGATCATCCACAACAAAGGCGAAAGCCATAGCTGTAGAGGTAGATACACCAGCTGGGTAAGCCTGACTAAAAGTAGGCTGGCTCAAAGAGTTGATGTAAGAACAACCAACTAACACACCAACAATCTTGCCTGAGTCAGTGGTAGAAGCGGCAACAATGTAGCCGTTTGTATCCACTTGCACGGTATCACCGTTCAGGATTGCTGTAGCGTAGGAAGGCGCGATTGGGATTTGACGGATCGCTCCGGCGTAAGGCAGGCCGTCAATACGATTGACAGGCTTGAAACCATACGTCTTATCAATGGTAGGGTATGCCATCTATAGACTCCATAAAAATTTAAGTACCTTTTCCGAAAGTGACTTTAGAGCTACGTTCTTTGAACATAGGCATCCGTGGGTCATTCTCGCGCATGAAAGTGTTATCTACTGAAGCCATCTGCGCTTCCGCTTGTTTGCGGTAGTAAGCATCTCGCTGTTCTGTAAACTCCACAGGTGTTTTGCAAAGCAACAAACCGCCGACTTCAATACTGTCTGGAAACTTACCATTGGTAGAACCAAACAAACGAATCTCGGGATGGTCAGAAGCCTTAACGGGTTCCCAGCCTTCGCGTAATTTTCCAGAAATGTTAGTGGCGTCTTCTTTACCTTGTGTCGAGATCCTTATCCAACGAAACGCATAGCCTGCCTCTGGGTTGGGGTCAGGCAGAAGTTGGGGTGGCATCCATTGTTTTGGACGCTCCGCCAATTCGCGGGTATCAAGATCACGGGTCATACGGTTAGTTTTTTCCATTTTCATTTCCTCATTTCTTCAGCAACCTTGCGGGCGTACAGTTCCAAAGGAACTCCCAACCGTTTGGCGAGATTCACCTGTGTCTGCGTAAGCACGATTTTTCGCGGTGCTGTACTACGCGTTGCAGGTGCAACAACGTTGGATTTGGTACGTTGAGGTTTCGCATCAACGGACTCATCGGCTCCAAACTGATCCGAGAATCTTTCCCTAATGTCAGAGTTAATACGTCGGTAGTACTCATCACTGCCACTCGGTATTCCTTCGCTCACCAGATCTTCATGCAAGCCTAACGCATAGGCTGTCATACGCTTGTTGCTTCCAAACCACTGATTTTGGTCTTGCCATGCAAGTAGTTTTTCGTCAACTGGCGCAGCTTTGGTGGGCTGTTGAACGGTTTGTACAGGAGTTTCTTCCTCTTGTAAAGGGGTTGGCTTAAAGTTATTTACTTTATCCGCCCGAATTTTAGCGTTAGTAAGTGCGTCTTGAGCTTCTATTAGCTTATCAGTGTCCCCAGCTTCGTACGCTTCCTTGTACATACGCTTAGCAGTTTCTACTTCATTAGATACTACCCGCTTAGCCTGCTCCAAGAGCGCGGTCTGGTTTTGGTTAACTGAACCTTTAAGCCGTTTATTCTCTTCAAGCACGGCATGGGCAAGCTTAAACGCTTCTTCTTTCTCGCGTTGTGCGGATTCTTTTGCCCTGCGTTCTTCGTGATAGCCTTTAGTGAAGTGCTTAATACGTTTCTGCACGCTTTCGTCGTATTTAGACAACTCCTCATCCGTCACCTCTTTGGGGGGTTCGTCCATAGGCTTTCGACCACGGTCTTCAGCTGGAGTGTCATCTACAACTTCGATTTCAGGTTCACCCTCAATTTCAAAGTCAACCTTCTCTTCAGCCTTAGATTCCTTTTCATCAGGAAACTTAAATTCGTCTTTTTCAGCCATGATTTACTCCTTAAGTTGGGCGTTGGATACCACGGGGGTCTTGCACAACAGCCTGAATAGAGTCATCATTGATGAGTCGCCATTCGGTTCCATGAATCTTCATGCGGGTTCCCGTGTTAGGACGTACTAACACAAAGTCTCCAACCTTGCAGCTGGGGCCAGACGGGAAACGGCTTGCGTCTTTAAACGCATCGGGGCCAATCTTGGCTACAAATAACACGGGGGATAAGAGCTCCTCGTGGTACATTGCAGTTGCGGATTTCAAAATTCCCGTTTCGCTAAACTCCTCTTCCGCCTTGGGCAACATGCACAATATGTGATACGTCGCGGGGTCAGGCACTTGTTTGGCTTTCTCTTCAGCGGAGGTATTGAGCACCGCGCTGAGATCAACCGCACTAACATCAAATTCAGTCATCTTCGTATTCCTTAGTTTTTCGCACGAGGTCAGCAATTTCATACTGCGCGGTTTGCAGACCTCGGATAGTTCCGCACAGTTCTCGGTAATGGTCGTGGGATTTAGCTCCACCACCACTAACAACTTCAACTAATTGTTTGATGTGTTCGTCAAGTTTTTTATTTAATATATCAAGTAGATTGGTCATCATTCATCCCTTCGATTGGATTATTGTTTGCCCGTTCTGCAGCCATTGCTGCTTGACGCATCTTTTGGAAATGCGCGTTATCTTTATGTGCTAATCCCTGTACATGCACTTGGCCTCCTTGGGCCATCTTCTGTTGGTGCGCTTGGTTGGCCTGAGCCATAGCCTGTTGTTGTTGCTGTTGGGCAGCCTGCATTTCTTGTGCGTGACGCTCAATCTGCATTTGCATTTCCATGCGATGCTGCTCAGCTAACATGACTGGGTCAGGATTTTGACTGCCTTGGGCTTGCGCTTTGAGTTCAATCTCAGCTTGCTTGAGTAACAAGTCACCCTCAACTTTTTTGGCCTTAGTATCAGCGTCTTGTTTTTTGATCTGCAGTTCAGCTTGTTGCATCTGAATGATCGGGTCTTGGGCTTGCTGCTGTGCCTGCTGCTGAGCTGCTTTGGCTTTGTCCATCTGCAAGAGTTGCGTTGCGGCCTGTGCGACCAGTTTAGAGACTTGAACTTCAGCGTTTTCATCCAACTTAGCATCGGGTGCGGGCAATGTCGCGCCAAGCTGCTCTTGAATTTTCTGACGATATTGGAACGCTAAGTGTTCCGCAACGTGCGCCATAATTGCGCCTTGTATTTGCTGCGCCATGGGGTTTTGACCGATCTGGCCCATCACCATCGGATCCTGCATCATGCTGGTGTGAACAGCAATGTGTGCATCGTGGTCTTGATAAATAAACGCTTTAGTAGGCTTACCCGTCAGGAACGACATATTCTCAGACACAGGATCACGAGGAGTCTGGTCATCTTCTACAGGCACTAATTTATCCGCGTTCCTAATTCCAAGGACCTCAATCATCTGACGATGTAACTGGGGTAGGTCATAAATCTGTGGAGCGCCTTGGGCCAGCTGGATAACAGCTTGATACTGCATGATCCTCTGAGCCATCGTTGCGCTGTTGGGGTCACTAACAGGAATCACCGACACCATGTCGTAGTCAGCTTGCTTGGCTTTACGATCACCTTCTACTGGGTCAAAGCTGTACTCTGGGGGAGTGTGGTCACGAATAATATCGCGCAAAAGTCTGAACTCTTGCTTCATGCTGTAGTGCACGCGGGCTTGGACCGCAGACATTGTTTTGAGTTGACGCTCAAGCAACGCAAGTGTGGTACCTACCGGAGCGTTTGCGCTCATGTCGCTGATGTTCATATCAGCAATAGAACCAAGGCGTCGGCCTTCTTCAGTAACACGATCTAATAAGCCCGCCAAAACCTGTGATGGTTCTTTGTATGGCAGTGGCATAATATTGTCACGGACTGATCCGGAAGGCACATCCACGTCCCTAAACTCGCCGGGAGAGATCGGTGTATCGTCGCCTTTGATTCGTAAGCCGCGTGTTTTAAGCCCGCCGGGCAAGTTACTGAGCGTACCTGCGTCCACAAGCTGCCTGATTATTGAAGTACCTGCGCGGGCGTAGCCGCCGATCAAATGAATCAAACCTAGACCATACGCACCGAAGCCGGGAACATATGTGTACTGAACGAAGTGCTGGCGTTTAAGTTTACGTTCATCATCCTCTTCCCAGTTACGGCGAACAGCAAGAATTGTGTTTGTTCCGCGCTCAATAGTAATTACATACGGAAGCGCAATACCGTCCTCATCTTCATAGCCGGGCAAGTCGTAGTCGATGTGTACCTCAAGTACTTGGTAGCGATCATCATCTGTCAGCGAGTAGCCTTGGTCTTCTGCTTTTTTCTTCTCCACGTCCGTGTGGATAGTAACGGGCTCACCTAAATCTTCATCAACATAGAAACCAGCAACCTGCAGTTTCTTCATCTCGTTTTTTGTTTTGCGCATTACATGCGTGAGGCGTTCGGATGTAGCCGCGCTCGATGCACCGTACGGTATGATGATGTCTTCAGCGGGAATAAACATGGCGATCTGACGATCAAGCGACGGATCAAAATAAACTTTCTTAAACGCCGCGCCCGCTAACCCTAAGTTGTACAACATGCGCTCATGCTCTGGGCGATACTCAGTCATCACTTCCGTGAGCTGGTAGTTCATGTCATCCCTGACACGCTCAGCTGCTTCCTCTTTAAGTTTGTCAATCGCTCCAATAATTTCAGTTTTGACTGGGCCTTGGGCTGGGAATGTCTCAATGATCGTTTCACTTTGAAACCGAACAGCGGCCTCCGTGAGAACCGTTGAGAAGACGCCGCAGGCTCCAAGCCAAGGTTCTGTTCTTTCCTCATACTTCATCCCCAATACATCAAGACCTTTGACATACATTTCAACCCAGTCTTTACGGCTGGCAATGTCTGCATCCACCATCTCAATAATGTCGCTAGCTACTTTCTGTAGTTCGCCCTTGTCCATCTCTTCGGCAAGATTGGCGTCAAAAGCCTCCTCACCATCGTCCTCGGGCATCAGGTCAATCTCAGTGCCGTCCAGATTTAGGCGCACGCCATCAGGGTTCTCAATCTCGATCTCAATACCGGGGCCGTCTTCTTCAGGAGCCAGTGCATCTAAGCCAAGTGGGGCTTGCGACAGTGAGGGGAACATACTAGTAGCCATTATTTAGTCCTTGATGTATTTAGTAGTACGCCTGCCGACGGCTAGCGTAATGGGGGTCATTATCCTCGTGGTCACTGCTCAAGCGCAATAGTCCACCCTTGCGAATCCGCATCAAGGCAAGTGTCATCGTGTCAACCTCGTCGTCGTGTTCGCCAGCAGGGAAGGCCAGTATCTCTTCTACAGTAGCCGCTGCCCATGCGTTTTCTGGAAACCAAACGTGACCTGACGCAAACATGTCTGCAATGGCGTTAAGCCTAGCAATTTTGTCCTGACCCTTACCCGGGCTGAAGTCCTGCACAAATATACCTGACCTACGCATCTCGTCAATCAGCGGTTGACCGCTAGCCTTAGCCTCAACAATCACACTGTCTGGCTCCCACAATTTATACTGCTCGTGCGCCATGGCTTTGAGCTCTGGGAACTCGTACTTACCCTTAACTTTGTTTAGCAGGATGACGTTCTGCGTTCCGTCTTCTTCACTTTCCCACACACCCCACGTATGGCACACAGAAAAGTCAGACCGCTGTTTAGTAGTTAGCGCCGTATCAAACGCCTGCACAATAAAGTCAATTCTTGGCGGGTCATCCTTCTCCCACCACCGTATCCAGTCCCGTTTTATGATGGCAGCCTCGGCTGCGGTTGGGTTTTGCTGGTACTGCGCGTACCACTGCCACATGATGTGGTGCATTGACGCCCGAGTTTGCTGAAGTGCCTCTAAAGACCACTGTTCAGGCCAAATTGACTTCTCTTCTGGCGTGCCTTCGTTCAAAATTGCAGGGAATTCAAAGGTTTCGTAGCTGTCACCGCCCTCATTCATGGCGGAATCCTTAATTAGCCTGCCAATCAAGTCCCTTTGGTGCCAACGCGTGTGCAAAACGCAGATTTTTCCCTCTGGCATGAGACGAGTACGCAATCCAGCACTGAACCACTCATATGTAGAGTCAAGCGAAGTGGTATTTCCCGCCTTAATATCCTGCTCAGACAGCGGATCGTCTGCA